ATATATCTGGGCTATACAACTTCTGCGTTTGGTTTTGTGGGTCGTAGTGCTTATCAGCGTGCTTTCTATCCGCTTAAATCCTACATCAAAAGTCTCATCGCAGATGACTTGGTTGAAACCAAAGTCGGTGTCCTTGTTGCTAAGATAAAGCAACCGGGCAACTTTGTAGATAACATCATGTCATGGGCGGCTGGTTTCAAGCGTGCTTTGGTTAAGGAAGCAGAAACCGGGAATGTTCTTAACATCACTCCAGAGGAAGAGATAGAATCTCTAAACATGCAGAACTTGGAAGGGCCGCATGTTCTCGCTCGGCGGAACATCCTCGAAAATATCGCAAATGCCGTGGATATGCCGGTTAAACTTCTTACGCAGGAGAGTTTCGCGGAGGGTTTTGGTGAAGGGTCGGAAGATGCGAAGGCGGTTGCACGTTACATGGATCGGTTAAGAGAAACAATGGATCCTGTTTATAAGTTCCTTGATCGTGTTGTCATGCATCGTGCTTGGACTCCAGAGTTTTATAAGAGTTTGAAGAAGAAGTTTCCAGAGAAATATGCTGATACTACCTATAAAGAAGCCTTTTATGAGTGGGTAAACTCTTATCAGGCGGTTTGGCCTTCATACCTGCGGGAGCCTGATTCCGAACAGGTAAAGGTTGATGACACCAAAATGAAGGCAGCTATATCTATTTACCAGATTTTGGAATTTAGTTTTGATCCAGAGAACAAGGCCCGATTAATTCAATGGATTGCTGATGCAGTTACGAACAATAAGCTTCTGTATTCCAGCCCATTGACCCTTGATTATAAGACGTTGCTCAAACAACTTCAAAGAGATGATGAAATTGGATTTGAGCAGAAACAGGCTGGTGTAGACCCGACTGAAGATGCTCGTCCAGAAATTCCTAAAGTTAAGATGTCACGTGCTGATTCTGACACATCGGTAATTCGGCTATTAGAGCACATTAAAAATGCCTCTGCGCAGTGAAGTCGCAAAGTCGTTAAGTTATTTGCGACAGCGATATAAGGTTTCGGAACGAGATTTGATGTCTCTGGCTAAGAAATTAAATAAACATAATGAAGAACCTGAAGAAAGTTGGGAAGAAATCACAGTTAGATATCTCCGAGATCGGCGGGGAAGATTTTCCCGGCAAAATCGAAGAAGGTATAAGTGATGCCACTGACAGAAAAAGGTCAAAAAATTAAAGGGGCGATGGAGAAGCAATACGGACCTGAAAAGGGTGAGCAGGTTTTCTATGCCAGTAAGAATAAGGGCAAGATTACTGGTGTGGATACTGTGACTATAAGTAATTCAAGCTGGAAAGCAGAGGTAGAGTTGCCAAGAGAAAAACGATCAGATGACAATCAACATATGGGTTTTACTGGCGCTGGTGTAGAACCAATAAAGAAGCTGGTATCGGAATGCGATGCTTTGTCGAAGCGTTTGGATGCTTTTGAAGGTCGTCAGCATCAAAGAAAACCTGAGAAAGTTAAGCCGAGGACCAAGGACTTCATGCAGCCGAGCAACCCACATCCGAAGGAACCCGGCAAATGACTACATACACCGTGACTGAAGCCGATGTGGGCACCACCATTGCTAATGATGGTGTATTGAACAGTGTTCAATTTGAAACTCCCGCAACTGGTGATTACCATGACACGTTTTCACTGGTTGATGACTCTTTTGGGGAAATCAATTTATTCACTGTTCGTCCTTCAATGAATGGTATTTCCCCCGGTGTGGTTTTTCCAATTGGAACAGCGTATGTGAATTTGACAGTAAAAGATGTGCCGACTGGCTGTTCGTTTATAATCGATTACACATGATCGTTGCTGCTGGAATACTCTTTAAAGCTCCCACTGGACGTGTGCTCTTTTGCAGGAGGACAGATGGTGAAGGATGGGCATTCCCGGGCGGGGTTAAAAAAGATCACGAAACGATCGAACAATGTGCTATACGTGAATGCATGGAAGAGACGGGATATCGTTCCGGCCATGCTGGTAAGCTCCTATGTCGACGTGTTAGAAATGACGTGGACTTTACTACTTTTCAATACGACTCTGATGATGAATTTGTACCTCAATTCAATCATGAACACGACGCCCATGTGTGGGTCGATCCTAACTATGCAGGAAGCCTGAACTTACATCCCGGTTGTATGATCGCCTTGCGTAAAATGAAGGGTATGACAGAACTGGAACTGGCAGAAGCTATTAGGGATGAAGAGTTAACGTCTCCACAGTTCATTGAAAATGTCTGTTTGGTTGATATGCGTATTAGCGGGACTGGGTTTTCTTATCGCCCTAAACTAAATGAATGGGTTTACCGTCGTGACACCATATATCTTACTCCTGAGTTTCTGCAACGTTGCAGCGGGATTCCAATTATTATGGAACATCCAGACACTCAGATTCTTGATTCTAATGAGTTCGCCAAGCGAGTTGTGGGTGGAATGTCTCTACCCTACATCAAGGGAGAAGATGTTTGGGGAATAGCCAGAATTTATGATAAAGAAGCAATTTCAATGATTATTGATGGACAGTTATCTACTTCCCCTAGCGTAGTGTTTCGAGATGCATCTGTCAATTATAACATTGAAATGGAAGATGGTAGCACACTCCTAGTGGAAGGAAAGCCTAGTTTTGTTGATCATTTGGCGATCTGCGAAAAAGGTGTTTGGGATAAAGGTGGCGACGCTACTGGTATTCGAATTGATTCAGAGGCTTCCGGTAATCCGCAAGAGCAAGTTGTAACAGCGAAGAAAGATCAGAATGATCCACCGGCACCTAATTTGCCTGTCCCACAAGGTACTGATACGCCAGCCCCAGAATTAGAAGGCATTCCTCCCGGTATTTTACAGTTAGCGGATGGTTTGAGTAAGTTCGCTGAAAGACTCGATAAGTTTATAGCTCGTCGAGATTTGATGGTGCGTTGAGATTCGCGCGGTATCGTGCGATGGTGTGGCTGCTAACCACAGGAGGTTATCATGGCAGCAGGTAGTGCGAGCATCGATACCATGTTGGCCGATGCTATTTCTAAAATGGACGGTCTAGCAAAGCGAATGGATGCATTGGAGACAGGCGAGGGTAGCAAGAACCCTATTAAAAAGGGTGATTCTGCCAAGGCGGATGATGATGACGACAAGAAGGATGACGCCTTCCCGCCGAAGAAAAAGGATGATGCTGCCAAGGCAAAGTCCGACGATGACGATGACAAGAAGGATGACGGCATCACTCAGGTAAAGAACAAAATCTGTGCTGATGACGACGATGATGACAAAAAGTCGGATGCTGCTACCGTCAAGTTTGGCGATGATGGTGAGCTCGAGATTAAGCATGAGCCGGGTGAGGAAAAGAAAAAGGGTGACAGGCGTAAGGATTCTGCCAAGAAGGCTGATGCTACCAAGAAGGCTGACACCAAAAAGTCAGATGATGACGACGACGATGACAAGAAGGACGACGAATTCCCGCCTAAAAAGGCCAAGGATGATGATGACGACGACGATGACAAGAAGGATGATGCCGCCAAGGCTGATTCCGTTGCATTGCGTCGCATGATCCAGAATCAGGCCGTAACCATCCGTCGTCTCGAAGAACTTATGAAGCCCAAAAGTGATGATGAACATGCTGCTTTTGCGGATGCTCAAGCTCGAGCTGATGCAGTGTTCAATGGCTTTGGACAAAGAGCGCCTCGACCTCTTGAAGGCGAGGCTCTTGTTGACTACCGCAAGAGGCTTGCTACGAAGCTGAAGGGTTATTCTCCGGCTTGGAAGAGCGTTAAGTTCTCCCAGCTCCCGGAAGAGGCCTTTAGCATTGCAGAGACGCAAGTCTATGCTGATGCGGCGCTTGCGGCCTCCAACCCGGCTGATCTTAATCCGGGTGAACTACGAGAGGTTTCGAAGATTGATCCTCGGACCAGTCAGAAAACCATCGTGTTCTATGGCAAAGAGCACTTTGTCAAGCAAATGGGTCGCCCCGGTCGTAGGGTACAGTCCTTCCGCACCTTGGGCTCTATCTAAGTCCTCAACATAAGGAAGGATCATAGTTATGGCAGCTCCTGCTTTTAGTTTCAATCCCTACGTCCAGACCTCTGCGGCTGGTATGTTCAACATTGAGTCCGACGGTTTTATCGTCGGAACGGCTATGCCTGACCCGGCAGCGCGGTTCGCGCTGTCGGGCGGCTGGCTTGCAGCGGCCGAAACACTGCCAATGTTCGGTGGTGTGGCTATTTCAGAATTGGTCCCAACAGAGCGTTCTACTGCTCCGGCAACTCCTACCCGCCCTGATATTTCATTGGGTGAAGTTATCGCTCGTGCAACTACCTTGGCGGCTGGAGCTGGGACCTGCACTGGTTTCAGTGTCTTTGATCAGAACTATGCGGCAGTGAATACACCAACCTCCCCGGTTCCGACTGTTGGAAGCGGTGGTATGGTGAATTTCTATCGTCTTGGTTCTGGTGCTCGTGTTGCGTTGGCAATCGATCCGGCATTGGTAACTTTGGAAGGTGGATTGATCAACCAACAGGTCTCCTGGGACTTTTCACTTCAGAGAATTATTGCTTTTGCTACGAATGCTCTGGCCGTGAAGATCCTAGCAATCAAGTCGTCTGGTTGCATGATTCCTGTATATACCTCTGGAACTGGTTTGACTACGTGGAACTATAACGGAGCAGCGGCGCTCTGCTTGCTGTAATCTTTAACCTGAAAGGCCGGGGTCGTCTCTGGCCCATATAGGAGTAAATCATGGCTAACATCTCCCCGGCATTTGTACAGGTTCATCCCTCGTACATGATGCCAGATACGTTGATGCCTTACTCACAAGCGAGTGGAGCGTTCGAGCTTCTGGCATCAGGTGCGCCACTCATCCG